CCGCCTATGCCGAAGCGGTCGCAGCGCGACGGCGCGAGGAAGAGGACGAAGAGGACGACGTGATCGGAATCCTGTTGCAATGAGGGTATATGACTGAAACCGCAATGGATGCAGACGGCCTCCCGGTCGTCGATGAAACACCGGTTCCGGCTTCCGAGCCGACACCGGCACCGACGCCAGAACCGCCCAAGGCGGAACAGGCGCCGAATCCAGACGACACAGCCCGCCGCGGACTGATCGCCGAACTTCAGGAGGAGCGCCGCGCCCGCCGCGCGGAAGCGGAGCGCGCAGCCCGCATGGAAGCGCGCTTCCAGGAGTTCCAGAAGCGGTTCGACGATCTACAGAAGCCCAAGCCAGCGCCGATCCCTTCGCTCGATGTCGATCCGGTGGCGCATTTCCGCGCTCGGCTGGAGAGCATCGAAGAGCCCGTCAACGAATGGAACGACTTTAAGCGGCAGGAAGCCCAGCGCCGCGAGCAGGAATCGCAGTTCGAGCAGTTGCGAAACGCCGTCGCGGTCGCCGAGCAGACCTTCGCCGCGGACGCGCCGGACTACTACGATGCCCTGAATTTCGCCAAGGACGCCCGCACGAAGGAACTTCAGGCGCTCGGCTACGGCCCAGCAGACATTCCGCAGATCATCTTCAATGAGGCATCGATGATCGCGCGCAAGGCGTTTGCTGACGGCGCCAATCCCGCCGAGCGGTTCTATGCCTTCGCCAAGACCCGCGGATGGACTGGAAAGCCGAAGACCGAGCAACCGCGCAACGACGACGGCAAGTTCGCCACGCTTCAGGCCGGCGCGAAGGCGCAAGGGCTTGGCGGCGGGTCGGCAGCGCCCGTGAAGGACTCGCCGACGCTGAGCGATTTCGCCTCGATGTCCGATCAGGATTTCGAGCGCGAATGGGCCAAGTACGAGGCCCGCGCCCGCAGAGAAGCGGGCTAACACGTCACGCCTAGCCTCGCCGGCTCAACCGGCGTTTCGCCCCGCCGAGCGTCATCGGTGCTTCGCTTCCGTGCCCGCGTCAGTGGCGCGTTTCGCGCTCCCCAGCGTCACCGGGGAAACCGTGAAACCCATCCCATCATGAGGCAGAGAAATGGCACTCACCGAATATGCGGTGAACCATCCCCTTGCCGTCAAGCGCTGGTCGGAAAAGCTCAATCGCGAAGCACTGAAGCGGACCTACATTTCCCGCTTCATCGGCAACACGTCGAGTTCCCTGATCCAGAAGAAGACGGAAGTCAGCAAGGCGGCTGGTGACCGCATCACCGTGGGGCTGCGGATGCAGCTCTCCGGCACGGGCACCCAGGGCGACGACACCCTGGAAGGCAACGAAGAGCAACTGACGACCTACTCCGACAACGTGTTCATCAACCAGCTCCGCCATGCTGTCCGCTCCAAGGGCAAGATGTCGGAGCAGCGCGTCACGTTCAGCGTGCGCGAGGAAGCGATGGACGCGCTGGCGGACTGGTACGCCGACCGCATGGACGCCGCGTTCTTCAATCAGATTGCGGGCAACGCCTCGCAGACCGATACGAAGTACACCGGCAACCAAGTGGCGATCGAACCGAGTTCGAGCCGCTACCTGTTCTTCTCCGCGGCGGCAACGTCCAACGCGACGATGCACACGCTCGAATCGTCGATCAGCACGACGGACTCGTTCCAGCTCACCATCCTGGATCGCGCCGTCACGCTCGCCAAGACCGCGACCCCGCTGATTCGCCCCGTCAAGGTGAACGGCGAGGACTTCTACGTCGCCTTCCTGCATCCCTATCAGGTGTTCAACCTGCGAACGGATGCGACGGCGAATCGCGTCACTTGGTACGACACGCAGAAGGCGCGCATCCAAGGCGGGCAGACCGGGGAGTCGGCGAACCCGATCTTCAACGGCGCGCTCGGCGTCTACAACAACGTCGTCCTTCACGAGTCGACCCGCATTCCCACCGCTCTCTCGAACACGAGCGCGCGGCGTGCGGTTCTCTGCGGCGCGCAGGCCGCACTCATCGCGTTCGGCCAGGAACAGTCGTCCGACGACAATCCTGTCTGGCGCGAGGAGATGTTCGACTACGGCAACCAGCTTGGTGTGGCGGCATCGAAGATTTGGGGTCTGAAGAAGTCGGTGTTCAACAGCACCGACTTCGGAACGATCGTCATGTCGACGTATGCCGTCGCGCCGTAAGGAGGGCTGAATCATGGCAACGAAGCAGTCCACCGAAATCGCGGCTGGCATCAACGCGCGCGCCGTTCATGCCGGCATCAACGTGGCGAAGGGCACGTACAATGCCGGCGGCGCGACCCTCTCCGCGTCGGACACGATCCAGATGGTGAAGGTGCCGCACGGCGCCGTCATCCTGGATTGGGTTCTCGCGGGGACATGCCCGCTCTCCGGCGTTCTCCAGCTTCAGGTGGGGGACGATGGCGACGACGACCGCTTCGGCGAAGCGTCCATCTCGGCAACGGCCGCTCTGGTCCGTATGTCGGGAGCGGGCGCCGCGACGAACGGCCTCGGCTATCAGTATTCCGTTTCGGCCGATGCGGATCAGCGATGGGACACCATCGACCTGACCGTGGCGGCGGCGGGCACGGCGACGACGACGTGCTCGCTGGTGCTGATGGTCACCTACTACATGGCGCCGGCATGACGCCAGCAACGGGGGGGCGGGGGGAAACTCCCGCCCCTTTCTCTTTTCCCAAGACCAAGGACGTTCTCGCGCAGGGCGTGGAGGCATTCAACGCCCGCCGATACGACAAGGCGCTGGATGTCTTTGCGTCCGTCCTGAACGTCCAGCCCGACAACGCCGACGCGCTGTTCAACGTCGGCAATCTGTTCATGGCGACGGGTCTGCACGGCGTGGCGGCCAATGTGTTTGCCCGTCTGATCGAGATGAATCCGGGCAACATCTCGGCGACGATGAATCTCGGCACGGCTCGTAGGCGATGCGAGGACTACGAAGGCGCGGCGAAGTGCTTCCGCTCGGCGATCAACATGCTGACCGCCGGCCGGATGGATGAATCGCTGCGGTCGCTTCTGCTGTCGGAGTGCTACTCGAACCTGTCCGGCCTGTTCGGCAACAACGGAACCCCGAAGGAAATGGAACGCCTCGCCCGGCAGTCGATCGCACACAAACCCGACAGCGTGCTCGGCAACTTCCATCTTGGGCTTGCCTTGCTCGAACAAGGGCGCTGGGCGGAAGCGCGGGGACCGTATCGCCGCCGCATGGACCGCGAGGAATACCATGCCCGCAACTACCATTCGGACGCGGCAACGCCGGAATGGGACATGCGTTCAAGGATCGGCGTTCTCGCCGTGCATGGCGAGCAAGGCGTCGGCGATGAGATCATGTTCGCGCCGGCGATCTACGATATCGAGGACAAGGCCGATACGCTTCTGATCGAGTGCGCGGCTCGGCTGGTCCCGGCGTTCAAGCGGATGTTTCCCAATGCCGGCGTCTATCCGACGCATGAGGCGTTGATGGCCGAATGGCGCGGTCGGGTCGACGCGAAGATCAGCATGGCTGACCTGTTTCTGGGGCTCCGGGACAGTCCGGCGGCGTGCTCGCGCGTGCCGTACCTGACCGCCGACCCGAAGTTGAGCCAGATGTATCGCGAGAAGCTGGACGCCTTAGGATCGGGCCTCAAAGTCGGCATCGCCTGGCGGGGCGGAACCGACAAGACGCACGCGACGATCCGCAAGGTGCCGCTGAAGCTGTGGCGCCCGATCCTGGACAACGACTGCCGGTTCATATCGATCCAGTACACGCCGATGGCGCAGGCCGAGGCGGAAGCCTTCGGCGTCCCGCACTGGCACGACGCAGCGACCGATATCGAGCATCACATCGCCTGCATTTCGCAGATGGACCTGATCATCACGGTTTCGCAGTCGGCCCTGCATTTCGCCGGGGCGCTGGGAACGCCGTGCTGGGTTCTGACGCCGTCAAAACCGGACTGGCGTCTCGGCTTGGAAGGAGGTGATCTCCCTCTTTATGGGTCGGTGAAGTTGTTCCGCCAGAAGGCGGACGATTGGACAGCGGTCATCAACAACGTTTCCGAGGCTCTATGCCAATTCGCACGGTCGGTAAATGGCGGTGGGAATACATCGCCGAACTCTGTTGCGCTCACGGGCTCCGGCGCGGCGCCGAGCTTGGCGTGAAGGAAGGACGGTTCACGTCTTACCTGATGTCGAACATCCCGGATATGTCGATGGTCTGCGTCGATCTCTGGGATTCGTCGGTCGATACCGGCGAGGGCGATGAGGAGGGCGGCGAGACCTACGACCGCTTCCCGATGGAACATTTCTACAGGCGTTTCGTTCGCTCAGTCGAAGGACTGCCGGTCGTTGTCCATCGCATGAAGACGACGGACGCGGCGCCGCTCGTGGGTGACGGATCGTTGGACTTCGTGTTCATTGATGCAGACCACACGGAAGCCGGGGTCACGGCGGATATCAAGGCGTGGCGGCCGAAGATCAGGCCGGGCGGGCTGCTTTGCGGCCACGACATCGATCAACCGCAGGTCCGGCGGGCCGTGGCGCGCGAGGTCGGGACGTTCGAGGAAGGCCCGAACAAGGTATGGCTCAAATGGATGTAGGCTATTTCTACGTCGGCTTCGGCCTGCCGGCCTATCGGTATCTGACCAGTCTGTCCATGCGGACGGCGCGTAAGGCGATGCCAGATTCGACCATCTGGCACTGGACCGACAGGTATACGCCGCCGCTCAAGGGCGCCGACGCGATGATGCGGTTCAACGACGATATCGGAAAGGACATCCTTATCACCGCAAAGGCGATGGCGATGGCGCGCTACGGCATGGATGCAAAGCGGCCATGGGCGCTCTCCGACGTGGACGTGGTGTGGCAGAAGGACATCGCGCCGCTCTATGCGGGCGATTGGGATGTCGGCCTGATGTGGCGCGGCAATCCCGCGATGCCAATCAACGCCGGCTTGGTGCTGTCTAAGCCGACCGAAGGCGCGCGGGCGTTCTGGGAAAAGTTCACGCTGATTGTGCATGCGCTGCCGCGCCTGTCTGACGGATGGTGGTCCGAACAACTGGCGTTCGCGGTGATGGTCGGCGGCGAATGCCGTCCGGGCGATACGATCACGACCGGCGGCGGGCGGGCGCACATTTTCAATTGCGACGAGATTTTCCCAGCGGTGAACGAGATGCAGCGGGTTCATGTGCCCGGCTATGCCGTTCACTTCAAAGGGACCAAGGCAAAGGATGCGATGTCCGCCTACGCGCACAACATCCTCAACGATACGGTGGCAGCATGACCGAATATCGCGTTTTCATCGGCTACGATCCGAGACAGGTCATCTCGTTCCAGGTCCTGGCCCATTCGATCGTCCGCAACGCATCCAAGCCGATCAGCGTCACACCGCTGATTATCGAACAGCTTCCGCTGAAGCGGCAGGGGCTTACGCCATTCACCTACTCGCGCTTCCTGGTCCCGCAGATATGCAACTACACGGGCAAGGCGCTGTTCCTTGACGCTGACATGCTGTGCAAGGGCGACATCGTCGAGTTGTTCGACCTCTGCGAGATCGGCACGCGCGAACAGGCGTGGGTAGTCAAGAACAAGGTCCAGTTCGAGTGGGCCTCGCTCATCATGTTCAACAACGCCTGCTGCGGGATTCTGTCGCCCGACTACATCGAGACGGCCAAGGGGCTGCACAAGATGGAATGGGCCGAACGGCTCGGCGAACTGCCGGCGGAATGGAATCACTGCATCGGCTATGACGATCCGAACCCGGCCGCCAAGCTTGTCCACTTCACGCAGGGCGTCCCGGCTTGGTTCGAGACGCAGGATTCCGAGCATGCCGATGCGTGGCGGGAGGAACTGGACCGCTGCAACTTCGCGCTGCCGTGGCGCGACCTAATGGCCCGGTCGGTCCATGCCAAGCCGGTCTTGGAGCGGCTGTTCCGTGGCTATCAGGAAGCCGCGATGAAGGGGGCCGCATGAGACGCCGGCAAATCGTCCAGCAGCGGGCCGCCGAAAAGGCGGCCCTTTCTTTTTCGGGCGACGCGAACCGCGACAAGGCCGTGGCCATGCTCGCGATGCAGAAGAAGCCCGAGGACCATGAACCCTGCCCGCTGTGCGGGCGGCGCAAGACGGGGCGGCCGAAGAAATGATCGAGTATCGCAGCCCTCTGACTTCATTTGATGGCGATGACCCCGTCATACCGAACCTGACGGTCTTTGTCGATGAAGCCCCGCAGAAATCTGGGCTTTGCGATGAAGATGGGCAGCCTCTTGTTCGACAACGTGAACCCATCGGATACATTCGATGACGACCTACGGCACGATGGTTGACCGCATCGAGGATGAAATTGCCGACACGTCCGGCAACCTCGAAACGCAGATTCAGCGGGCGATCAAGTCGGCCATCGCGCACTACCAGCGGCGGCGGTTCTACTTCAACGAGAAGGTGACGACGTTTTCGACCGTCGCGGCGCAGCAGTGGTACTCGTCATCCGACATGTCCGACATTCCGAACATCGTCCAGATCGACAAGATGTCGATCACGGTCGGCACGACGCCGTATCCGCTCAATGCCCGCTCTCAGCAGTGGATCGAGGATATGTACGTCGGCACGTCCGACACGGGCGATCCCACGGACTACGCCTATTACCGCCAGCAAATCAGGCTGTACCCGATCCCGACCGCGGTTCGCACGGTGACGATTTCCTACGTCTACCAGCCGGCCGCCTTGTCGGCGTCCGCCGACTCGAACATTTGGACAACTGATGCGGAAGAACTGATCCGCCAGCGCGCCAAGGCGCTGCTCAAGGTCGACGTGTTGAACGATGACCGTGCGGCGGCAGAGGCGGTGGCCCGCACGGCGAGTCGGCTTCCCGGACTCAGCGCACTGGAAGGCGCGGCGCTCGAGGCCCTGATTGACGAAACGACGAGCCGGGTCGCAACCGGCCGCATCCGTCCGGCCGGCTTCTGATGCCTCTGATCTCCGCAGCCGAATGGCTGCCGGACCAAGCCCCATATCAGTCTCCCGGATCGCCGAGCGTGAAGAACGTCATTCCATCGGCGATGAGCTATCGGCCGTTCAAGGCGTTCGCGGTCTATTCGACGAATGCGCTCGGCGCGAGGGCCAGGGGGCTTTGGTACGGCCGTGCTGTCGATGGATCGTCGCGGGTCGTGACCGGGTCGGCGACAGACCTGTACACGCTGTCTGGCACGGCATGGAATGAAGTGACCCGTTCGTCCGGCGGCGACTACGCGGTTGGCGACGAATCCAAGTGGTCGTTCGTCCAGTTCGGCGACACTCTCATCGCGGTTAACGGGACCGACGATCCGCAGGCGTTCACGCTGTCGAGCGCGATCGACGGGTCGGTGAAGTTCGCCGCGCTCGGCGGGTCGCCGCCGGTCGGCGAGTTCGTCGCCGTGGTCGGTGATTTCGTGGTTATGGCGAAGATCGCCGCGGCCAAGAACCGGGTGCAGTGGTCCGGCATCAACAACGCCGCGTCGTGGGCCACGTCGGCGACGACGATGGCGGATCAGCAGGACATGCCGGACGGCGGCAACGTCCGCGGTTTGTGCGGCGGCGTGTTCGGCGTCGTGCTTCAGGAGGATTGCATCCGGCGGATGGACTTCATCGGTCCGCCGGAAATCTTCAAGTTCACCCTGATCGCCCGCAACGTCGGCGCCTCCATCGAAGGGTCGATCGCGGAGCACGCCAACCGGGTGTTCTTCATGCACCGGACCGGGCCGTACATGCTGGTCAACGGGTCCGAGCTGGTGCCGATCGGGACGCAGAAAGTCACGCGGACATTCTGGGAGGCCGTGGACCAGACATATCTGCACCGCGTCACGGCGACGATCGACCCGAGCAACAAGCTGTATCTGCTCTCGTTCCCCGGCCCCGATGCGTCGGCGGGCACGCCGGATACGATATGGGCCTATGAATGGGAGGTCGGCCGGTGGTCGCCGATCGAGCCGGGCAATCACGAAATGATCGCGTCCGGCTCGCAGCAGAACAGCATCACGATCGACGACGCGGACGACTACGCCGACGACATCGATGCGGTCGGCGCACCTTCTCTGGATAGCGAGGTGTATTCAGGATCGATCGTTCCGTTGTTGGCGGCGTTCAACACGTCGCACGAGCTGATGTTCGCCAACGGGGCAAACCTGGAAGCGACGGTCGACACGGCCGAAATGCAGCTGACGCCGGGCCGCCGGACGTTCATCCGCTCCGCGCGCCCTGTCGTAGATGGATCGTCGACCACGGTAACGCTTGCGATCGGCTATCGGGACAACGCGACGGATACGTTGACCTGGACCAGCGCGGCGACGCCGGAATCGTCGACAGGGCTGTGCAATTTCCGCAACAAGGCCCGCTATCAGCGCGGCCGGATCGTGGTGGAGGCCGGCGACACGTGGACGCATATCCAGGGCATCGATGATCTGACCGTTTCGGCGCAGGGCTGGCGATGACCGTTCAAGTCGTCAACTTTCCGACCCTGCCGGACTTGGGCGGCACGCCGGAGCAGGTCGCGAAAGTCGCCAACAACGCGATGCGCGGCAAGACGAACAACGTCACCGAGGTGACGCTGGCCGCGAACGCGGCAACGACGACGTTCTCGCACCCGCTGATCGGGGCGTTTTCCGGCCTGTTCTTCACGCCGCTGACCGCGAACGCGCAAGCCATCGCGACGCCGCGCCCGAGTTCGCAGGGCGACGGGTCATGCACGCTGAATCACGCGAACGACGCGAACGCGGACAAGACGTTCAAGGTCGCCATCATCGGGTGAGCCATTGGATCAGACCGAAGGCGAGCGCGGCCACGAGATAGAGGAAGGTCAGGGCAGGGCGCATTGGTGCTTCGTCCGGCCTGCAGATGTCGAAAGCGATCCGGCATGGGAGCCGATCAAGGCCCTGCTTGACAAGCACTGCGAGAGTTTCCGCGCCGAGGATGTGCGCGCGGCGGCGCGGGCCGGGCAGTTCCAGCTTTGGCTGGCGCGGTCCGATGGCGAATTGCTGGCCGTGATGGTGACGCAACTTGTCCGCAGGCGGGATGGTCTTTCCTGTGTCGTGGCAGATATCGGCGGAACTCGCTTGCGAGAGTGGATCGATGACCGCGACCTGCTGAGAAAGTGGGCGCGTTCCAACGGGTGCTCGGCCATTGAAGGCTTCGGGCGAGACGGCTGGTTGCATTTCCTTCCCGATGCAGAACGCACCGGGATTGCATGGAGGGTCAGACTATGAGCGGTGGCGGCAGCCAACCTCAGACGGTTACTCAGACATCGCGCAATGAACCGCCTGCGTACCTTCAGCCGTACCTTACCGACATTGCGCAGAACGCACAGTCCTGGTATCGGGGAAGTCAGCCCCAATTCTTCCCCGGCCAGAACTACCAGTCTCCATCGGCCGCGACGAACGCTTCGATAACCGGGACCGTCAATCGCGCGCAGACCGGAAATCCGCTCCTGCCAGCGGCGCAGGGTCAGACGCTTTCGATGATCAACGGCGACTATCTGACGCCGGACCGCAATCCCTTCCTGCGCGCGTCGGTCAACGCGGCAAATCAGCCGGTGATCGACAACTACATGCAGAACGTCGCGCCGAGCATCGATGCACGGTTTTCGATGGCTGGGCGGTACGGTTCGCCGGGCGCCCATGTCGGGGCGCAAGGGCAGGCGTTGGACTCGCTCAATCGGACGATCGGGAACACGTCGGCGACGATGTACGGCAACGCCTACAACACGGAACGCGGCTATCAGAATGCTGCGATTGCCGCGGCGCCGCAGCTTGCCGAGTCGGATTATGCCGATCTGCAACGCCTCGCTGCGGCTGGCGCCACTCAGGAACAGTACGATGCCATGCGCCGACAGGGCGAGATGGAACGGTGGAACTACGAACAGAACCTTCCGGCGGCGAAGCTCGGCACGTACTCGAATCTCATCTACGGCCAGAACACGGGCGGGACGAACACGACGACGAGTCAGGTTCCGATGACGAGCAATCCGCTGTTGCAGTACGGCGGTATGGGACTTTCGGCGCTTGGCACGTTAGGGAGCCTGTTTGGGTCGATGGGGCCGTTTGCCGGGATGCTTTCGGATCGTCGCGCCAAGACCGATATCAGGAAGGTCGGCGAAACCGAAGGCGGCACGAACATCTACACCTACCGCTACAAGGCCGATCCTTCGGCTACCGTCCAGATGGGCGTCATGGCCCAAGAGGTTGCCAAAAAGAATCCGCAGGCGGTGCGCCCGGTCAACGGGCTGCTCACGGTCGACTATTCGAGGGTCGCGTAAATGGCTGGACTTCTCGACTGGCTCGGGCTCGGCGGTACGCCAGCCTTCGCCCCGAACGAAATAGCGTATCTCCAATCCCAAGGCGCCCTGCCGGCGGGGGGGATGCTCGATCCGCGTGCGATCCGGCAGCAGGCGGCGTGGGGCGCCTTGACGGAGTTGGGCGGCCGGCTGGCGGAAGCGGGCGCTCGGCGTCCGGTGACGCAGCCGGGGCCGGGCGTGGGGTCTGCGTTCATCGGGGCCAATCAGGCGTACCAGCGCGGCCTACAGGGCGCTGCGGCCAATGCGGGCCTTGAACAGCAGGCACAACAGCAGCAATCCTATCGCGGCCTATTGGCAGGCATGGACCCGTCGATGCGCGCGCTTTATTCGTCGATGGGGCCGGAGCGCGGCGCAGCGGCACTTCTTGCCGCGCAGCAGCGCGATCAACAGGGATTTTCGCTGAGTCCTGGACAGACCCGTTTCGACGCACAGGGCCGACCGATTGCCGCATTGCCGCAGCAGTACGCCCCCCAGGTTACGCGCGACGGCTATATCTGGGACCCCAACGAATACATGCGTTACCGCTCTCAGGTCGCTTCGGCCGAGAGCGGCGGCGATCCGAATGCACGCAACCGCATGGGCTCCGGGGCGACGGGAACCTATCAGTTCATGCCGTCGACGTGGCGCGAAATGCTCCAGCGCAATCCCGATCTTGGGCAGCGCTACACGGAAGCCGACATCACCAATCCGCAGGCGCAAGAAGAGGTGTTCCAGCGCTTCACGCAGCAGAATCGCGCGGGCCTCGGAACGCGTCTCGGGCGCGAACCGACGCCGCTCGATCTTTACATGGCGCATCGATTCGGAGTGGAGGGCGCCGCTGCCATCGCGCGCTCCGACCCGAATACGCCGATCGATCGGGCGCTGGCGCCGTTCTTCAGCGGAAGCGGAAACAACCCGGCGATTTCGCGCGTTCTCGAACAGAACCCGGACATGGTCGCGAACGGACAGCCCGTCACGACCGGCCAATTGCTTGATCGCTATCGGCAGCGCTTCATGCAGCCGCAAGCGCCGCAGCAGAGGCTTCCGCCCGGTATCGTCGGCCAAGTGCCGCAGCGTCAGGCCGAAGACAACGCTGTCGTTCAGGTCATGACGCCAGAAGGGCCGCGGTGGATGCGCCGGTCCGACGCGGTCGGTCAGCCGGCCGTTCCGGGGCAGGGTCTGTCCGTCACGGTGCCGGGACCGAACGGCCCTGTCATGGTCCAGAGTGGGCCAGGGGCATCGACCGCACGTCCTGGCAACATGGCGCAGCCGACGCTTAACAACATCGAAGAACAGATCGTCAATAACACGGCGCGGCTTCAGCGTGTCCGAGATGTTGCCTCGGCATTCCGTCCCGAATTCCTCCAGATGGGTCCGCAGATCAGGAATTGGGCCGCGAGCCTCCAAGAGCGTATGGGCATGGCGCTTACGCCGGAACAGCGACAACGGCTTGAGGCGTTCACGGAGTTTCGTTCTCGTGCCTATACCGAGTTGACGCAGACCCTTCGTGAGATGTCCGGCGCGGCTGTGACGGAGGGCGAGGCGCAGCGCCTGCTTGCCGCAATCGGCGATCCGTCTCGCGACAGTCCGACCGAGTTCCAAGCCAAGATGAACAACGTCATCCGCACTGTCAGCCTCGCCAATGCGCGGATGCACTACTACCGTCGAAACGGCATTCAGGGAGCACTGGACAGCACGCCGCTTTCGGACATGCAGGGCATCATCAACCGGCGTGGCGACGAGGTTGCGGCACAGCTTCGCGGACAGAACGTTCCGGCAGAGGAAATCCAGCGCCGCGTTCGCGCGACATTGGCCGTTGAATTCGGGTTCTCGCCATGACCGACTGGACAAGCCAACTCATCAATGGCACGCCGCAACGCCGGCAATCGCCTATCGGCGGACCGGATTGGGCAAGCCAATTGATGAACCCACAGACGGTCGAAACAATGGATGCGGGCGCGCGTCCGCGTCCGGTCCGTGATGACAATGCGGGCGCGGCGTCGATCCGTGCCACGGGATCGGCAAGCCTCTTGCCCGATATCGCCGATCAGATCACAGCCTATTCGCGCAGTATGGGCATCCCCGAGAATCGCTTTGGCGTGGTCGACGGCAATATCATCTATGCTGATGAGCAGGGGAACTATACGCGGGTCAATCCATCCGTTTCCGGCGGTCGGGGAATTTCCGACACGGCGCAACGCGCGGCGCGGTACGTCGCCAGCGGCATCGGCCCTGCGATTTCGATGGCCGGCGGTATGGCTGGCGGTGCTGTCGGTGGCCCGCTTACATCGGTGATCGGCGCTGGCGTCGGCGGGGCATTGGCTGACGCCGGCAGACAAGCACTTGGGCGCTCCCTGGCCGGACTTGATCCAGTGGAAATCAATCCGCTGAACGTCGTTGGCCAAGGCGCATTGGCGGCGACAGGGCAGGCTGCCGGAAACGTAGCCTCGCATCTTTTCACCCGCAATCCGCTCGGAGTCGGCACCTACGACCGCCTGACGGCGACAAACCCGACGAACATGGGCCAATGGGGGCAGCTCGCCGGGCAAGCGGCGCGCGCTGGCGTTCCGCTTGACATCGCTCAAGTTACGGGCCTGCCAAGCCTTCGCGCGGCGTCTCGGCAGCTTCGCCGATTTCCCGAGACGACGGACCGCATGACGGAGTTCTACACACAACAGCAATCACGCGACGTGCCTGCCGCATTCCGGCGCACGGCCGATACTGTGGCCGGTCGCGTACGTCCGCTCGACGAAGCGGTTGGTGCCAACCCGGAATTTCCCGGCGTAGATCCGACCGGCCGGGCATTGCCGCGTCCCGGTATGCGCGGCGCGGCGCAGGATATCATTGACGAGGCATCACGGGCGCGAACCGCAGCGGCATCGCCGCATTACCAAGAGGCATTCAACAGTGGGACCGTGCCGGATATCGGGCCGGTGATGCAGTCTCTAGACAACTTGATTGCATCCGGTCGGTTCCCGGAGAACAGCGCGACGGCGCGCGCGCTCAACGCAGCGCGAACGTCGTTGATGCGCGAAGTTCCCAACCCAAACGGGCAGGGGACGATGCGCGTCCCGACCGACAATTACGAAGGAATGCACAACGCCAAGCTGGCGATGGATTCGGCGCTCGGCGAGCTGTCGCGCAGCGGCGCCAGTCGCGGCGATATTCATGTCGCAGAGCGGCAGCTTTTGCAGATTCAGCGCGACCTGACGCAGCGTCTCCGTGCCGCGCACCCAGGCTATGAGCGGGGATATCAGGCATACATCGCCAACTCGCCGGCTGTGGAAGCGGCGGAACGCAATCTTGGCGCGCTCGCCCAAATGAATGGCGTTGAACGGCAACAGGTGATCGACAGCGTATTCCGGCCAGCCGCGACGACACCGCAGCGCGTGGAACGGATGCGGCAGGCGTTCCTGATGAACGGTCGTATAGACGAGTGGAATGCTGGTCTTCGGGCGTTCATGGAAAACACGCTTGACGTTGCCATGCGGCCTTTGCGCGAGGGCGGCGAGGTCGGCAACGTGGCCGGCGCGCTTTATCAGACGATCATGGAACCTCGTCAGTGGCGCATCATCGAGGCGGCATTGCCGCAGGCTGAAGCGGCCAACCTGCGCGCGTTGATGGACGTATTGCAGGCGGCATCGCGCATCGCTCCGCTCGGGTCGCAGACTGCGACCGATATGGCGAGCGCTGCGGCGGTCGGGGCGGAACGCATCGGGGGCGGAATCCGCACGGCGGGGCAGATGATGAGCCCCGGAAATCTGGCCTTGCGGCTTCCTGAGATGATCGGAGAGCAGATCGCCGCGGCGCGCACGCCGGCGGCGCGCATTCAGTTTGCGGAACGCTTCACCGATCCGCAGGCGCTGCGGACGCTTGGCAATCTGCGTCTTATGAACCCGCGAAGCGAACAGGCGATGCGCCTTGCTCTGCGTTTTCTGACCACTGCCGGCGTACCGGCGGCCGGCGACGCGCTTATGCCTGAACCCGACCGCGAGCCCGCCAGCGCCGCACCGCGTCGATAACGAGGAACAGCGGCAACCCGACGATCAGAAGAACGAGCGCTCCGGCTATCGGCCCGCCAAACGCGAATGGATCGGCGCCACGGATGAGCGCAATTGCGACGTAGATGGCCGTAAAGGCGGCCAGCAACACCAAAAACCGCTTTGTCAGCTTCATAGCCCGTCAGCCTACCACACCAGCCCCGGCCGTCAAAGCCGGGGCTTTTTGTTTGGGAGTCCCCATGGCCGATATCCAAACCTCCACATGGTCGGAAAGTGCGGCCAGCAACACGGCCGCGCCTCCTGACGGCGCGCCGGAGAACCACGCCCGCAACAAGGTCAACGACATCCAGCGGGAAACGATGGGGGCGATCAAGCGGGAGTGGAACCGCTCGCACCCAACGGTCACGAGTGCGGGCACGGAACCGGCGTTCACGCTGTCCTACACGACAGCGCCGACCTATGTGCAGGGGATCATCTTCACGTTCCTGGCGCACGCGACGCCATCGGGCAACGTGACGCTCAACGTCAACTCTCTGGGGGCGAAGAAGGTCTACAACCTTCAGGGCTCGGCGCAGCTTGGTTCTGCGGCATGGCCGGCAAACGCGCGGATCATGGTGTCGTATGATACGTCGTTGGATAGCTCGAACGGCGGGTTCGTGTGGCTCAATCAGGGCACCGATTCCGCCGTTGCGGCCGCATCGGAAACAGCAGCCGGCAAGGTCGAACTGGCGACGAACGCCGAAGTCGTCACCGGCACTGATACAGCCCGCGCGGTCACGCCCGCTGGTCTGGCGGCGGCCTATCGCGGCAAGATGGCGGTGTTCATTCCGGCCGGGACCATGATCCCGCAGGTAACGAACGGGCCTTCACGCGCGATCACCGAGCACGCGACCAACGACGTGATGGTCGAAACGCTCGATTTCGACCAGACGACGAGCGAACTTGCACAGTTCGGCTGGCGGATGCCCGAGAGCTGGAACGAAAGCACCGTCACGTTCCGCTCGGTCTGGACCGCTGCGGCCGGGTCGGCGGCCGAGACGTTTATATGCGGCTTGAAGGCGATGGCGCTGTCCGACGACGACGCGATCGACGGATCGTGGGGAACCGGCGTGACGGTGTCGGATGCGCTGATCGCGACCGGCGACGTGCATATCTCGGCGGAATCCACCGCGGTCACGGTCGGCGGCACGCCGGCCGCCGGGGACTACGTGATCTTCAACGTCTACCGCGATATCTCGGACACCCTGGCAGCCGACGCACGATTGATCGGCATCGTGCTCAACGTCACGACGAACGCCGGGGTTGACGGATGAGCTTCATTTCGCTTCGCAGTCCGGCGCGGGCCGGCGGATCGGGCGCGCGCGGCGATCTGCTCTACTACGTGCGCCGTCTCGGGCTTTCGACCAACTGCAAGCTCATCCTGGACGCCGGGGATTCGGCCTCGTATTCGTCCGGCCAGTCGTGGCTGGACCGGAGCGGAAACGGGTACGATTTCTTCCTCGGCACCACGAGCGGGGCGGAAGGCAGCGACCCGACCTTCAACGGAACGGCGGGACAGCGCACCGCGTCGGAGTACTTCTCGACCGATGGCGGCGACCGCTTCCGCTACGACACGACGAACGAGACGTGGATGCAGAACATCCACAAGAACAATGCCATCTTTTCTATCGTTGCGTGGGTCTATACGCCCAATCTCGCGGGGAACTCGGGGATATTCGGCAACGTCCAGAACTCGACCTCTGAAATCGGGTTCGCTTGGTACCTCGATTCGTCCGAGCGGCTGCGGTTCGTGACGGCGAACGGCTCCGCCCCGTGCATCAGCGTGACCAGCACGGCCGCGCTCACGGCCTCGACCTGGACGATGATTTCGGTCGGGCTCAATGAGTCCGTGGGGGCGGGTGGGGGGCTGTTCTCGATCGGTGCAACCCAAGAAACCTTCACCTCGACCTACACCAGCCCGTCAGCCTCGAACGCCACGAACACGACCGAGATTCTGGCGAATGGCTCGGGCATTCTTGCGGCGAGCGGGACACGGATCGCGGCGCTGGCGGCGTGGGAGGGGCGGATGCTGACGGCGTCCGAAATCCAGACGCTGCACTATGCGACGCGGCCCCGGTTCGGAGTTTGACATGACGACGAAAGCCGAAGCCCTGGCAGCGTTGGACCTCGCCCGCGAGTGGATCGTGGCGCAGCCTGACGACGTGCCGCCGCCTCCACCTCCGCCTCCACCGCCACCGCCTCCACCGCCTCCACCGCCGCCGGAGCCGCCCCCGCCGCTGCCGATCACGCGCGCGGCCAACTGGTTCACCTACGGTACGCTCGTCGACGGCGACGTGGTGTGGGTCACCTCGAACGGGTGGAACTCGATCACCAATCAGTACGGCTCGGCGAAGGTCGAGAAATTCTCGCTCACCACGGGCACGAAGCTGTCGGACGTGACGATCGGCGCCTATCCCGCGCACGGGGCTGGGCGCATGGTGAAGTGGGGCGGGGACTTGTTCGTCTGCAACCATCACGCCGGGGAGTTGGTCAAGATCAGCACGGCCGGGCCGTCGATCGTCACCCGACTCTCGCTCGGAGCCAATCACCTGTTGCGTGGCATCTGCGAGATCGGCGGCGAGCTGTTCGTCTCGAACTCGAACGCCAACGCGGTGTTCGTCGTCGATCCGGCCGCGATGACGATCAAGACACAGATCCCGGTTGCCGGCGATCCGCGAGGATCGTGCGTCGCAAACGGCAAGGTCTATGTCGCGTGCTTCGGCATCAACGCCGTGAAGGTGATAGACCCGGCAACGCGCACGATCATCGCCACGATCCCGTCGCAGGGCATCAAGCCCTGCAACGTGTCGGTCGATCCGGTCAACGGCCGGGTCTATGTCTACAATTACGGCGTCTTCAATGGCGGCGGGCACACGATCGCCGTGATCGACCCTGCCACGGATACGGTTGTCGCCGTATGGCCGGTCATGGCGAATGCTGGGCTTCACGAGGGCCGGCGCGTCGGCAATACGCTTTGGGTGACGTGCAGCGCGACGCATTACCTCAAGGGCCACGACACCACGACGGGCGCCGAGGTCGGTTCCTACTACGTCAACCGCGATCCGGCTTTCATGGACGCTGACCAGTGGGGCCGGCTGTGGGTGCCGTGCGCGCTCGATAACACGCTTCACGTCCGATCGGTCTAGGTGGCGCCATGACCGGCTCACTCGACGAAATTTCCGAGGCGATCGGCGGCCTGCGGGCGCGCGTCGATCAGAACGGCGAACAGCACCGGGCGACCAACGCGAAGCTCGACCTCGTGCTGACGCGGCTGACCTCGCTGGATGTCGTTGTCGAACGGCTCGACCGCATCGAGCCGATCGTGAACAAGCTGGAAGCGGCGCACCAGCGCACCAAGGGCGTGACGATCGCTGCCGGCGCGATCGGCGGCACAGGCGGGGCGGGCGTGGTCGGGCTGCTCGGCAAGAAGCTCGGGCTTTGGTGAAAGGGGACTGAAATGGCGATCAACGCGGCGGGGCTCGACCTGATCAAGCGTTTCGAGGGTCTGCGGACGGAGGCCTACGACGACGGCTTCGGCACCTGGACGATCGGCTATGGCCACACGGCGGGCGTCGTTCCGGGCCAGCGCATCAGCCCGGCCGAGGCGGAGCGGCTGCTGATGGACGATCTGGCGACCTATGAAGCGCGCGTGCGCCAACTCTGCACCCGCGCACCAACAGCGAACGAACTGGCGGCGCTGACGAGCCTCGCCTTCAACATCGGCGTCGGCGCGTTCCAGAGATCGACCGCGCTGCGCAAGCACAACGCCGGCGACCCGGTGGGCGCCGCCGAGGCGTTCAAGCTGTTCCGCCGCGCGGGCGGCCGTGAGGTGCCGGGCCTGCTACGGCGGCGCAATGCCGAGGCGGCGCTCTACCTCACGCCGGCCAATCTGGATGCGCCGGGGGTGCAGACGGTCGATCCCGAGGCGCCGCCGCCTGCCGGCGCGACGCCCGACAACAACCGGGGCCCGATCGCCAATCTGGCGGCGCAGCTCGCGGCGGCGATCATCGCACTGGCGGGCGTGGCTGAGCCGTTCCGCAACGCGCTCGACACGGTCGGACTTGGCCGGTGGACGCCCTACATCGCACTCGCCTGCGCGGCGATCGGCATCGGGCTCGCCGGAGTGTGGCTCTATCGCCGGATCAAGAGCCGGCAGGCGGTGACGCCGTGATCGTGTTCGGCTGGCTGGCCGCCCGCTTCGGCGCGCTCGGGGCGAAGATCGCCGCCGGCGCTGCTGTCGTCGGCGCCGTCATGCTGGCGATCTGGCGCATGAAGGCCAGCGCCCGTCGTGAGGGCCGCGACCTCGAACGCAGGAGACAACAGGATGCATGGTCCCAAACAGAAGCCCGCGTGGCGGCGGCTGGCGCTGCCGCTGACGCTCGCAGCGATGATGATGTCCGCAAGCGGTTGCGCCAGCGAGCGACCCCCGCCGCCGGCTCAGGCGATCCCGTGCAGCGTCGGTGATCCGCCGCTGACGGCCAGGGACGCGGACGCGGTGTCGATGCCGCTGGCGCGGTGGCTGAACCGGTTCATTGACCAGCGGGCGGCGGCGTGTCGGTGAGTTGTGCTGCAAGCCCCCGCCCGGACTTGAACCGGGAAGCCCCGCCCTTTCGGGGGCATGGGCCGCACCTGACGGCGCTGCGTCTGCCAATTCCGCCACGAGGGAATGCAGCCATCGGATTATACGCGCTGCATGTCGGTGAAAGCAAGCGGCCGGCCCCCGCTTACGCAGTGACCGTCCGACTTGGCTGCGGACCGGGCTCGAAACCGGCTGGGGCCGTGAGGCCCGAACAACATCGCCTTGGGCGCGCGCTCGCATGTCCTTCCACGCCGCCGCAGCCCCAGCATCATAGCGCACCGCGGGGCGGTGTCAAACAATCGGCTCATCAGGGGGCTGCGCTTTCGCCAACACTTCGCCGATTTTTCCGGGCAACATATTGCCATTGGCATCAAAGCATTCGGGCGCCAGCCGTAGCCATCTGGCTTGCTGGCGCGCGCGGGCCATATGGTGCGGGCAGTCAATGATCGAGCGCACGCGCGCTCGTGCCGCATCAACGGCCGCTGGCCCGCGCGCCCAATCATCCTCGCTGGCGGCATAGGGGCAGAACGTTGGCGGCTGCGGATCGATCCAAAGCGTGAAGGCGTTCGGATCGCCGCAGATTGGACATGAATACCGCGCCATCCCCATCACTCCCCCGGCGGCGCCGGCAGGGGCTGCCAGTGGGTGGCCTTCCAAAACTTGCCGCTGAATGGCTCGATGACTTGGTCATCGCGGCCGAAAGCGTTGAAACGCTGGACTTGGCAAACGGTGTTGTTTGACTCGCGCCAGACGAGAAACGAGCCTTCCTTCGGCGCCGTCTCGATTGGTTGCCACTTGTCGGTCATGGCTCATCCTTCCGTGCGTAGGGGGAGGCGGCGAGCATGGCGGCATATGCGCTGCGAATGCGAGCGGGGCCAGCTTCATCTGCGTCTCCAGCGCATTCAGATTGATGCGCTTCAATCATGTTGCCCGTTGGCACCTTTGGCACGACAACCGCCTCACCCCGCCACAGCGCGTTGAGCGCATCGGGGGAGAGCGGGAGGGCGCGGAGCATTGCTTCGATATCTCTTCGCGACAGCGCCGGCCTATCAGTGAACGCGACAAGGTTGAAGAAGACCGTCTGCAAGTGCTCGATCATCTTCGGGTCGAAGTCAGCCATTGGCGGGCTCCTTGAGTGCGGCGATCAGGGCGAGTTTCGCATCATAGAGCGCGCGCCAGTATCCATCGTCGATCGGCTTGTTCGTGTACCCGTCGAATGCTGCAATCATCAATCTCGCGGCTTCCTCCAACGCCTTCACCCGCGCCTCCGCTGCATCCGCGCGGGCGAGCAGCCGGCGGATTTCGGCGGCGGCTTCGCGCAGGCATCGCGCGCGAACATCTTCTGGCTCACTGTACTTTGCTGCCCACTCGTCAAGACCCTGGGCGATGTCGGGCGTGTACGGTGGCATCGGCTGGCCCGGTCCACTCTCAACCCCCGCCCCCTTAGCTGGCGCGCTCGCTCCGGGGGCGCGCGGCGGGGATGCCGATTCTGTGCGGATGCGGAAATCCGCATCCAGAAAATGCAGTATCGCGTTGCTGACGATGATGTCGTCGGCGACTCGCCCTGCGCCCAGCGTCCGCGCCGCATGGGCAAACACCTGCCGCTCGCGCTCGGTGAGGGTGATCGGGTCGGTCATCGCTTCGCTCTCTTCTTCTTGACCTTGGCCGGCAGGGTCCATGTCAGGGTGGCGGGGATGACGCGCCAGCCGTCATCATCGGCAAGCTCAGTCCAATCTCTTTGGCATTCATAGGCCGCGCGCCCCTGCGCTCCCTGCCGCGTCTGATCAACAAGGTCAAATGCCGGGTTACCAACCCAATCGACAGGGAGCCACACCCGCCGGCTCTTCGTCTTTGCCTTCGTCATCGCGTCAGCCCTCCGCCCCGAGCCCCGCCAGCGCCGCCTGGATCGCCTCGCGCACCATCTTCGCGGCCGGCGGGAAGTCGGTGTCGAGCACCGTCAGCCCGTCCTGGTTGCGCTCCTGGAACTCGGCGAGCCACGCCGCATCGGGCGCCGTCTTGATCGTCTCGATCAACTGGCCGCGATAGTTCTGCCAGACCTTGATCGACGCATCCGGCGCAGGCACCGCGATATGCGGCACCGGCTTGCGATCGGCGGAGGCGTTGTCCGCCCCCGCCGCCCCGCTGGCCGCTTCCTTCGCCGCCGGGGATTCGGCGTCGGAGGCGGACTTGGTGTCGATGATCTCGCCGGTTGTCGGGTCGGGCTCGGAGTGGTCCGGCTCGGGGTCGGCGAGCACTGCCGCCAACCGCGTTTGCGGACGCTCGCCGCCGGTCGTTTCGATCTCGTCATCACGCCGCAGGAAGTCGCGGTCGTCGGCGCTCATCGGCAGGAACTTCGCCAACCGCTTGATCACCGACTTGCGCGCCATCTGGTCCCACCATGCGACCCACGGGCCATTCTGCGCCGCGCGCGACACACGCCGTACCGCCTCGATCTGATCGACCGACATGAACTCACGCTGCGTCTCGCCGCTCTTGAGCTTGGCGATGGCATAGGCGCCAACCGGCTTGCCGCGCTCGCCAACGGCCGGCTTGTGCATGATCCGCTCGTCGTCGCCGAGCACATACTCGAACTGGTCACGCTCATAGACGACGTGTGCGCTGATCGAAGCGAGTTCGGCGCTGTTCCGCATCCGCTTGATGATGCCGGCGACCATCGGCAGGTATTGCGCCTTGTCGGCAAACTTCACGAGCGCGGCCTCGCGGCCATCCGGCAGCAGGCCGTCCTGCGCGCACTTGACCAACGACGTGAACAGCGAGCGACGGTCGAGCCGCGCGAGGTCGGGATTCTGGTTGATCGCGGTGATGAACGTACGCTTGAACCGCTCGACCGGGATGTGCGAGGGCAGCGCAGCGGCAAGCTGCGGCTCGTACTGAGCAAGTTCGGCCTCGAACTGCGACGGCTTCGCGACGGCGACGGCCTGATTGATTGCGGTTGCCATTAAACGGTCTCCCTCGGATACGCCCATGCGGGCAGTTGAACGTTGACGACATCGCCGAATGCCGGCCACTCGCCGGACCGCTCGCACGCGGCCCAGGTCAGCAGCGCGGCGTGGTACTCCTGCCGGCCGAGTTCGATATCGGCGGGCGACAGGCTGGCGATGTAGGCGATGAAGGGCGGGTCTTTCGCCATGACGAGGAAGTGGTATTCCCATCGCTCGCCGGTGATCTCCTCAAGAATGTCGATCGTCATCGCGGCCGATGCGTGATAGCCGAGCGATGCGGCCTGCCCCGCCCATTTGTGCGGCCTGATATCCGCCGTCGTCTTGAGATTGACCACGATCCCCTCGCGCATCCAGTCCGGCCGGCACTTCAACATCAGCCCGGTTTCATCGTGGCGGCACAGTGCGGTCGCTTCGGGCCTCCCGATCGACAGCAGCCGGCGCGCGGCCTTCGGCATCGCGGCGCGCATGGCCTGCATCGTGGACCACTGGTCGGCACTGATGATCTCGCGGCCAGCGTTGATGTGCTCGGCGGCCCATTCCTTATAGGCGTTGCTGTTCGCGCGCGGACCGTCGACAGGCCGCACCGCGTAGCGCCGCACGAACTCGGCGGGCTCCAGCGTCAACGTGTGCATCGCAGATCCGAGCCGCGTCGCGTCGGTGCCCTCGTCTGGATGATCGGCCCGATAGCGCGCCACCGCCGGGCACTCGGTCTTGAGCGTCCACAGCGACGAGGCGCCGACTGCGGGCAGGCGGAGGTAGTCGGCCATCGGCAGGTCATGATGGATGCCATGCGCGAGGGTCATCCCGCCCTCCGCAGCATCGCCATCCGCTCGGCCCGCTGTTCCGCGTCCCGCTCGGCACGGATGCGACGAGCCCGCTCGATCTGAGCCCGCTGCGCTTGGTCTTGCTCCCACGAGATGAACCCGAAGCTGCCGGTGAACTCGACGCCGGGCGCGATGATTACGTCGGTGGGGCGGGTCATAAGCGATACCTCTCGAAGTTCGCCTCTTTCTCGCGCTCCAACTTGTTCACTTGCGCGACCAGCGACTTGACCTGATCTTCAAGGTCAAGAATGCGTTCGCTGGTCAGCAAGTCCCGGTGCGCCTCAGCGATCTTGCGACGCAGCGCGATGCATTCGCCCTCGAACAACGCGCCGTGAATGACCGGGTGCTGCCGCTCGATATCCTTAGGGGCGATGCTGGCGCCGTCGCTGCGGCCGTTCCATCCGCCCTGTTCGCAAGTCAGGTAGCGCCGCATCATCTGCCAGTTGCCGTCTAGCAATGCAGTGACGGCGCGGCTCGCCATGTCGGCGACGTACCACGACAAATGTCCAGCCAAATCGCTCTTTATGCGCCATTCAAGATCATCATGGATGCGCTCAACGATTTCGTCGGCTGCTTTCTTGATCGTTTTAATGGTATCGTCCGTGATACCTGCCTGCAGCGTGGCGGTCAGACTATCACGTAGTTGTTCATCGATCTTGTTCATCATGTTCCGATCCTCCAAAAAGCCCGCGCCCGTTACGGCGACAGGCACTCCCCGATGATCTCGCGCTTGAGTGCCCCGATCTTTTCGCCGTCTTCGACAATTTCGCCGTGCATCGCGACGATCCAGATGCGAGCGCCCTCCCACTTCGGCGGAACTCTGGTCGCGTGTAACGTGCCGCTCTTGCAGAGAACGAGCGGCCCCGGCGCGGTTTCGATGGTGCCGGGTCTGACCGGATCATTCTGTCCGCCATTGCACGCGCGGCCGTATTCGTCCGAGCGCCAATATGCGATTGTCGCGCCGGCCTTGATCGCGGCGGACAGCCGCGCTCGCGTTTCTTGAGGCCACGCGAGTCCATAGGAAGCGATTGCTGCGAGCCAGTATTTGTCGTCTCCGCCTCCGTGCCCGGCTCCTGACCCGTATCCGTACCCGTCTCCGCACCCGTGCCCGTACCAGTCCCCGTCCCCGTCCCCATACCTGGACCCGTATCCGTACCTGGACCCGTATCCGTGCCCGCTTCCGTGACTGATCCAGTCTGGAATGTTTCCCGAGATTATACCGACCATGGCGCCGCCTCCCATGCAGTGACGGCTTCTGGCGTGCATTCGGCTACGCAGGTGATGTCGCGCAATTCGATATTGGCCGGCGGTCCGACGCG